TCTTCGGCGACCATTTTTTGGAAGCGGGCCGCTTCGGCGCGTGTGATGACCCGCAACTCGAATCGCTCGCCGGCCACCTCGACGGGTTCGAGCGGCACGTAGATCTTCGGGAGGCTCATGAGAAGGTGCCCTTCGTGACCGCGCCGGTGACCTGGAAATCGGCGGTGAACGTGACCACGTCCCCGACCGGCGAACTGACCACGTAGGACGTGAGGAAACACTCTCCGCTGTATTTGACCTTGCCGGTGGTGCCGCCCTCCGGGCCGTATTCGAACGACGAGGTGGCCTCCAGGCCGACCAGGCCGTTGAGGATCACGTCGGGTCCGGTGGAGGCGGTCGAGTCGTATTTCCCCGAGATGGAGAGGGTGGCGTCGGACTGGCCCGACAGGTACGTCTTCGCTTCAGCGCCGGCGGTGGTCGATTCGGCGGTGTCGACGGTGTTGTTGAAATCGACCGAGTCAAGATAGGCGGTGAGGGTCTGGAGGGTGCCGGCCGCGTTGTCGATCTTGAACGCGAAGCCTTTGCCGTGTACGAACGCCATCTACTCGTCTCCTTCCGGCGTGACCATCCCGTCGCGGACGAGCAACGCGGCCTGGTCGGAGTCGAGCTGGACAACGTCGCCGGCCTGGCCGGCGGCACAGTCGCGGATGACCCGGTAACGACCCTGCGACGATTCCTTTTTGACTGCCATCAGGCGAACACCTCCACGTCGAATGAGGCGCCGAGGTAGTCCACGGCGGCGATGGTGACCACGTCGACCCGGGCGTTCGTGACCCTGACGGTCTGGCCGGCGCCGGCAGCTTCGATTGCGGTCTTCACGGATTTACTACCGGTCCCCGATACGTACTGGGCGAGCAGGTCGCGGGCGGCGCGTTCGGACACCTTTCCGACCAGGACCGTGACCGGGATGACTACCCGGTCGGCTCCCCGGCCCGCCACCGCGTCGTATTCCACGGTTTCCGGCAGCGACACGATGGCGTGCGGCGGGTTCGCCGAGTCCTTCGCGTAGTCGGATACCCGGAGGCCGCTGATCGACGCGAGGCCGGTGCCGATGGCGTCCATGGCGGCGCCCAGGTCGAGAGCCATTCACGCCACCCACCACATACGCCGATACGGCCTGACCAGGCTCTCGACATCCGGGTCGAGTTTCGCGAGGAGGCGCATCTCGGAGCCGAACTCGACGGAGCCGGCCACCCCGAACGGGGCGTCTTTGCGTTTCCACAGTCGGCTGGCCTGGATGAGGACGGCATGTTTGACGGGCGCCGGCGCCTCCCCACCAGGCCAGCCGAATTTGGCGGTGACCTGGACCCCGGGCCGGTAGCGAAGCCGGGGGAACCAGCGGGAACCGAGGGCGGAGATCCGGTCCCACGGTTCTGAGGAGGCGGCCGCGTTGACCGGGTCCATCCGATAGTCGGTGCCGATCGTCCACGTCGTTTCGTAGACCCCGTCGTTGTTGTCGTCGGTTTTCACGACGAGGCCGGTCAGGGTGGACACCGGGTCGATATCGACGTGCCAGGGATCTTCCGGTGAGTAGACCCGGGTGGTCACCTCGGCGTCGGCGTCGAACGTGCGGTCGCAGAACGCGTCGACCTGAGCGGACGCCGAATCCAGAGCAAGCTCCAGGGTGTCGTCGTCCTGGTCGTCGGCGTCAGGAATGCCGACGAATTCCTTCAGCTCGGAGAGGGTCGCGTAGGCCAACTAAACCGCACTCCTTCCAGGCGATGTGTGCGGGTCAGGAGACATAGGCGTAGAAGAGTTGGGTGCAGGCCGTCGGGGTCGCCACCGTGGACGGGCAGGACGCCGGGTCGGTGAGCCCCGAGGTCGAGTTCCCGCCGAGGATCGGTACGGCTGTCACTGCGGCCTGGGTGCTCGTTTCGAGGCCGATGAGGGTCGGCGGCGTACCGGCCACGACACAGACACCGACGTAGTGCCGGCCCGCATACGTGGTCGTGAACGCCGACGACAGGTTCAACGTCTTCGCCACGTTCGTGGCCCACGCCGTGGAGCCATCGTCTGCCGTGAGCCTGAGTTTGGCGAACGCCGAGTCGAACAGGCCGAACCACTGGGCGGTGGGGGCGGTCGCTCCTGAGGTGCCAGACATGGCCGTGATGGATGACACGGTGAGCCCGGCCGGTAGTTCGATCTGCATGAGCCGCAACGTGCCGGACGTGAGGCTGGACGACAGGTTCGCCATCCGGTTGTCCCGGTCCATCGTCTGGGCCAGAGCGGCGGTCGGCAGCGTGAAATTCCGCTGCCGATCCAAGATGTTGAACTGGTCAGCCACGGTCGCCACCCCGCACAGTCGGGCCAGTGAGTCGCCTCATTCGGCCAGCACCGCCCCGACGCTGTAGGTGATGCTGTCGGCGTCGGCGGCGGTGACGACTACCCGCCAGAGGTCTGGCAGGTAGTCGGCCGCGGCCGCGTTCGGGACGGGGGTGATCCCCGGGCCGATCTTGAGCACCTGGGTGCCGGTGCCGGTCATGGCGACCCCGACGAGGAGGTCGTAGTAGTTCCCGAGCGGGCCTTTCCCCTGGATCTTCGGGACGATCGACGGGGTGTCCGACGACGCGGTGACATTGATGATGATGTGGCCCCCCTCGGCGGTAGGGGTGCTCTGGTCTGCCGAGGTGTAGGTCGCGGTGCGCGCCGCCGACGTGGCGATGATCCTGGACGACATGGCTTAGGCGGTGTTCTCGGAGCCGAGGACGACGTAGCTGTTCAGGTTCTGGACGCGGCCGTCCATCCGGGCCCATCCGAGGAACCCGACGAAGCCGTTGACGGCGTACAGCTCGTCGAGGCGGAGCAGGTGGAAGCCGTTGACCTTACGGATGATGTAGCTCATGCGGAGGTCACCGAAGACGATGATCTTCGTCGCGTCACCGATCTGGGGCATGCCCGGGTCGAGGACGACCTCGTGGCCGAGCATCTGCATCGGGATTTCGGTGCCGGCGCCGGACTGGGCCTGGGCCTGCAGGAGGGGCCTGTCGTTGCCGTCGAGGAGGTTCGTGACGAGGAACCACCAGGTCGCCGGGTGCATGAGCCATTTGGCGTTGTTGGTGTATTCGGAGTCGAGGGCGGCGACGGCACCGACGAGTTCGCCGTAGGTGGGACCCGCCGCGTTCGACGCGATTTCGTCGAAGGCGGTCTGGGGGGTGACGATGCCCTGCGGCTGGCCGGTGCCGGACCCGACGCAGATATCGACGGAGAACTTGCGGGCGATACGCCGGGCGAAGTTCTCGGCGATGTGGTTCTCCAGGTTGATCGGAGAGTCTTCCAGTAGTTCCCAGGAGACCTTCATGGGCAGGTTGCCGGTGCCGGTCGCCTCGTACTTGTAGGCGCCGAGGGAGGCCTGGCCGAACACCTTGTCGGCGCCGGCGGACGCAGCCGCGGCTCCTTCGGCGACGATCTCGGCGGTGTTGGACGTGTCGTCCTCCGTCGCCCACTGGATCGTCTCACCTGAGGTGGTGGTGATCGTCTCGGCCTGTTCGGCGAGCCCACCGAACGCCTTGAGGCGCTCGATGATCTTGTTCTGCGTCGTCGTCGGCACGAGGTAGCCACCGGCCGACGCCGTGCCCTTCGTGAGAGCCCGGGTTTCGACGGCGTAGTCGTCGTAGGTGCCGGTCTTCATGTAGTGGATGAACGACCGCAGCTCAGGCGTCGAGTCGTCGCCGGTCGCGACGTGGACGTGGAGGTCGTTGCGGACCGGCGTGTTGTAGGCGTCGAGGAGCGACCGGAAATGAGCGGTTTTCTTGAACGCCTCGATCTTGCTGTTCAGGTTTTCGGCTTCCGCCTCTTCCTCTTCGGTGAGCGGCCGGCCTTCTGCTTCGGCCTCTTCGATGAGCTTTTTCAGGGCGGCGAGGAGATCCTCCATGTTCATTTCACTTCCTTGAGTAGTTGGACCGCCCTGAGGCGGATCAGTTGACCCCTGAGGGTCTTGGGGGGCTGCTGGTGGAACGTCCGGGCCCGTAGGAACACCTCGGTTCCTTCGTAGGCGGGGTAGGCGACGGGCGACACGTCGAGGAGCCGCTTGACGCTCGTGTGGGTGCGGATCTGCCGCCCGCCGGGTCCCCGCGACCACTCGTCTTTGCCGGGGATGAACCCGAAACTCATCTCCGAAATGTCGTTGCGGGAGATCAGCTCTTTGAGGTCGCGGGCATAGCTGGTGTCGGGCAGGTCGACCTCGAATGCCAGGCCCCGGTCGTCGACCTCGAGCCTGAGGGTCTTCCCCCGGGTGCTGCCGAGGACGAGGGACGTGTTGTGGTTCACGAGGGCCTTCACGTCCGTCTCCGCCTCCAATGCCTCGTCGAACGCGGTCCGGGCCAACGCCTCGTAATGCGACGGCAGCTCGGCGAGGGTGTCGAACACGGCGGCGTGGCCGGTCAACGTGTTGCCGTTGACTTCGGAGCGGACTTCGGCCTGGAACCTCACGCTTCGGGGTTCTTCTTCGGCCGGCCCGGGCGGCGCTTCGTCGGCTGCTCCTCGGCCGGCTCACCCTCGGCGGACGGCTCTCCGTCCCCGCCGCCGTCCTCGTGAGGGTTCTTCGTGTCGTCGGCCGCGTAGGGGTCGACGACTTCGTCGTCGTAGGGGAAGACGGTGTCAGGCATTCAATTCCTCCGAGGCGGGGGCGGCCTGTAGCGGCGGCATGTTGCGGATAGCGCGGGCCTCGTCGATGGTGAGGAT